TTTATGTTTTTTCTTTAAAAGGGTTTCTATTTCATCACCTAATTTATTTGTAGCTTCTACTACGTCTTTCAACTTAGTTACGCTGTAATTTGCCTTAGAAGAAGTGCCAACTGGTTTGACATTTTTGGTTGTCTGTTTAATTCCGGTACTACCTGCCGGTCTACCAGCATCTATTTTAGGTCCACCAATTAGAGGCTGATAAAAACCTTTGTCTTTTAGGTCAATGAAACTAGTTTGAGACTGGAGTGACTCTTCTGGACTCGGCAATACTCCTGTTTCAATAGCTTTAAGACCTTCTTCTGGAGTGAGAACCCCAAGCTCCATAAGGCGAGTATAAATTCTATTAAGATTTTGATCTGTCTTGAGATCCATATCTTCAAAGAATGGAGTAGGGAATACTTTGAACCCTATTTCTTTAGAAATCCTTTTGATTTCAGGAAGCAAGAAATCTGTGATGAACGCTTGGCGAGCTTGTATTAGCTTTTGTCCTAAGAGAGAAACTTTTGTAGTGGTGTTCGCGAACTTTTCGTTTCCAACTAGAATGTTATTTAATCCAATATTAATGTCTCTATCGATCACCTCATATTTTCTTGGATCAAGGATGTCTGCGATTTGAGGGATAACGAACTCTGCTTTTGTCGTATAGTCTGCAATAAGGACTCTGCCAATTGATTGATTAGCAAAGAGGTTTTGCATGGTCTTCAAGTTCTCTTGGTTCACTCCGCCCTTATCAGGCTCAGTTCCCATTGTCACAAGAAGAACGACTTGCTGGATTGTCCTCGTAAGAGCCATATCCATACGACGCATTTCAATTTTGGCGCTTATGTCTTCAAGAACTGGAAATCCCATTGGCACAGCGAATGGTTCATAATCTTGTTTCTTATAGAATACAGCATAGAATTTTTTAGTATCTAAATGTAATAGAACTGCTGTGGCCTTTCCTTTTAAAACTTGTTCTTTAACAAGAGGATCAAGAGAGTTTAATATTTCCTGATCTTCTTCTGTTCTTGGGTGCCTAATTTGTTCAAGCTCGTAATCAGTTAAGACTTTGTAATACTGCCCTCTATTAAAAGAAAGGTTACCATTAACCTGAACATCGGCTGGATTGATGATAATGTATTTAGCTGGCAAAGAAATCTTCGCAGCTAATACTTGCGAACCAAAAACTTGGCTAATTTTAGATACATCCTCTTCTTTAATGGTAGTGTCGTATCTATAGATGAAAACATTTCCAGAGCGATAATACTCTCTAAAGAACTTGTCTTGAAGGGCAGTAATATTTATCTTATTAAATAAGGCTTGAAAGAAGTCTCTTGCGCTTTTATTTCCGCCTTTCAAATGTAGATTGCCGCAAGAAAGCTCTGACATCAAATCAATAGTGTTTCTAAATAAGCCAAAGTTATAATAAGCTTTTTGGCACAAGATAACTGTATCTCTTACGTCAATATTAGATTTATTATAGTTATAGCCAGTGGCATAATTAAATGGCACCATGCCTTCATCGATATTGCGAAAACGATCTGTTCTCTCAATGGTTGATGCAGCATTTCTACGGCTTCTCGTCTCAGTGACTCTGCTTGCTACTCCGCCATGAGCAGGGGTAGAGCCTTCGACCATCATTGGAGCGAAAGAAGATTCCTCAATTTTTTCTTTTTTAACCTTTGCCATAAGCCTAATAATTAATTACACATTTTAAATTAAAATTGGTGTAAATCCCGCAGCTACTATTTTATTTTCAGTAGTCATAATGTCATTATAACATTTGGAACCCCATTTCGCTAACATTAAAGCAGTATAATTATCTTTCCTTGCTCTATTAGGAGAATTGGAACGCTTTAGGTGTTGAGGCAAATCGAAATTAACAGATCCACGGCTGCTAGTAGTGAACTCAACTAGCGAACATTGCTTCTTAGTGTTGTAAACTAATAAGTCTTGGTGTTCTATTAAGTCTAGTTTGTTCCAGTCTTTATTCTCTTCCACGAAGATTATCTCTTCTGGAATCCTCTTATTAATCTCTTCATTAAAGAAATTCTCATTAGCGACAGTCTTTGAAGCGAACCAAATTTTCTTATAATCAATTGCCGCTTGTAGGTTTTCGTTACCTCTTCTGATAAACGTAGTAGTGAATACTTGAGTGACTGCTATCTGCTTGTTCTCAAGGTTGTATTGGCTCTTAGCTTTTTGCACCATCCTTGTATATTCAATACCCTCAAGATCAGAATCGAAATCAATAAACTTAATCTTCTCAGATTCTGAATTCACATATTGAGATTCATTATAAGTATTAAAGAAGATATCAGCGCCAGCATTATCGCAGATTATGTAAACAATATTAAAGCTCGTCATTAAGTAATGGAAGTATTTGATATGAGTATTTAAGCTACCGAGACCAGCATAACAATGTACCAGAGTATCGTTCTTATTTTCTCGGTCTATCTCTAAAATACCCATTGCGAAATAGTCAGCATTTGGACTATCGCTCATGTTAGGGTCCATTGCTAAAATATATTGCTTACCACTATCTCCTTTAATTTGAGAATGGGGGCGTTCTTCGAACTTAAGAGTACACTCTTCCATTTTCTTCATGCTAAAATAAGAATCGCTACCATCAGTGAATTGAGCGCAATACTCTCTTAAGAAAGAAGCATGAGAAGCTCCACCATTTTGTGCTTCTTCTGTAATTGAAGAGTCTATCATCTCTGGAGGGAGAGCTTCGTAACTTAATTGAGAGACGAAATAGGTAGCACTTGTTGGCTCCTTTGAATAGATATTGTCACACCACTCTTTGTAAGTCTTATAGAGGTTCTCAAAAGTATAAGATGCTGAAGATAGGGCAATCATTTTGGAAGAGTTCTTAAACTCCATACGATCAGCCTCTGTCATCGCCCCTTGGCTAATTAAATCATCTTCTTGTTCGCGAATACTAATACGTTCTTTAATATCTTGCGGCACAATCAAGAATGGCATCAATACATTCTTAATAATGTCTTCCGGTAGAAGCATGAACTCGTCTAGCACAAGTACGTTAGCACGAAAACCACGAATCTTTTCGCCGCTTAGAGGGATAGCTTTTATTGAACCCTCATTAATTGACCAATCGTATTCATCATTACGTTTTGACTTTGCGCCGAACGCTTGCATCAAAAGATCTGCGCCTTTAGACTCAGTAATCTTTTCTATTGAATTGAAAATGCTCCTTGCTGTTCTAAATGTTGGACCAGCAATTAGGATCTTGCTCTTGGGCTCAAATATGCATTGTAAAAAACAAAATACCGCAGCAGAAAAAGATTTGGAAGCACCACGACCCCACACGTTGAGACAAAAGTTCCTATTTAACATGGCTTTAATTATAACCTCTTGATAAGGCCATAATTTTATGCCAGAAATTAACTCTGTAGTTATGCCGATATTAGAACGTAAGAACTTGGCTAAAGTTATCTTAGCTTCTTTGTCTTCAAGAGTGTCTTTTAGTCTAGAATATTCATCGTTTAGATTTGGAATTATTCTATTATACTTTTCTGGGGTATACCACATATTATAGCATCTTTAGGTCGTAGCAAAGTTGCAAATCATACTTAAAAAAGTTCTCATCAGTAGAGAACATCTTCTCAATTATTCTAACAGACTCTTTGCGCCCCTTTGCAAATAAGAATTGCACATGAGGGTATTTTTGTATTAGCTCTCTGACGTTATGGAATATAAATTCAGGATTTACCTTTGTAGCTTTCTTGTATACATGAGGAAGATAATTAAATGACAGAGTATTGCTTAAGCTCTCTTCTACAATGATGACCATGTTGGCTTTAGCTTCACTTGCCTTCTCAATCTCTCGACAAAATCTTTCGTAACCTGCACTTAGTGTGCCAATGAAATCAGAAATAGACTTCCTCTCAAAATAAAGTTTGCCATCATAGCTTGGATGACTAAATCCATAGTCTCCAAACTTAAGGGTGCGAACTTCAGATGCCATATTGAAAATAAATGGCTTCTGTTCTCGGGTATCAATATAAATAATTGAATCTTTGGTTTGTAATTGAGCTAGATTATTCAAATTATTTGGATATACATACTTATTTTTAAACCCAAGATCTTCAGCGAGCTTGTAGTAGTCATCAAAAATTTCTTGCAAGTAAATAACACTTGGGCTCAATACACTACGAAGCTCAACTTGAGAGGGAGTATACTGCAAACCTTTCTTCTCTTTCCTCTTAATAAGGAAGTCTTTGCAATATTCTCTTTGCTTCTCTAATGACTGAGCCTTGAGCCAGTTCTTAAGATTATTTTTATTATTAAAGTCAGTATTGAAATACTGTTCTTTATTTTTATAGATGATTATTGAATTATCAAAAGCATCATAGCGAGGGTGCTGTTGTTGATAGTATTCTATTACTCTAATCTTATGAGCCTTGAGATGGCGATTAAAATCTGCATCTGCTTCATAAACTTTCTGACATATTTTACATGTTTCAGCCATTTAACACCTCATCTTCTGAAATTCCTAAGATACGACACTTGATTTCATCCATTGTAGACAAGCGGTCTATTTCGTTTTTGACCATCGCCTTTCTCCTTTCAGCAAGTTTCAATAACCGTGTGCGAGAATCTTCTTCTTTCCACATCTGAACTAAATTGAGAATACTGGCGTTCTCTTTTATTTGCTTACTAAGGCGATCACTTCGTTTTACTTTAAGATCATTAAGAAGTTTTTGCTGGCGGATAGTCGATTGATTGTATTCGTTTCTTGCGCCGCTAATAGCCTCAATAAGAGCCATAGGAATTTTGCCACCCCCATCCACTTCCATATCAATCTGATTTTGGAGGGTCTGGATGGTCTCTTGGATGTTGGCAGATATGACTACTTCGGTAGCTAGTACAATGTATTGGTCAACTTCTTCTTGAGTAAGGTCTGGCTTATCAAATGTATAACGGACAAAAGAGCTTTCAAATAACTCACGATCAATATTAGAGGAGTAACTGTTTATTTGATGGAGAAACCGATAAGTATGCATGTATCCAATGATAGCATTAATAGCCGCCTTCTGGCGCGAAGTGACTTTGTCTTTGTCAATGCCTTCATGGACGTATCTATTGATGCGAAAGAGCATTCGCTCAAAAGTCTTTGGCGGCATGTATTGAGAATCCGCAATGCTCTCTGTATCTCTTTGAGATACTGGACCTGCTTGAATTACTTTTTGATCAAGGGTCTTAATGAACTCAATTATTGTACGAGTCTCTTGACTGAGGCTAGTAAGATTTTGATTATTAAAAACACTTTTAGTAATCTCAAGTGCGCCCATTGAACCGGCGTTATTAGCAGCAAATTCTTTTTGTTCTGGAGACAATTCAATCTTATCTTTTGCCAAGTACTCATACGAAGCCCTTGCTTTAATTTGTCTTGTTGATAAGAACTCTTTAACCTTCTTGCCGTGCCAACTTCTACCGTCTGCGCCTTCAGCGTCAGGAAAAGCAACCCTAACAAGTTCAAGCAGAGAAGGAGGATTAGTAGCGCGGTTGTTCCACTCATTTAAAATTGCCAGTCTCTGTTGGTCGTTAAGTTCTTGAGGTTCATTTTCAGCCATAAATTTCCACTTCTCCATTCGTAATGCACTTCTTAGCTTTTATAAGGATAGATCGCTTTAGGTTTTTTATCTGTTTATATCCGGGAGATCGATTCTTTTCAGTAGTCTTAAAGCCTAATAGTTTTGCTACCTCTTCTTCTTTTTGATTCTTTAAGCAAAGCATCTCGTATACCATCCACTCTGCTGGCTTTAGTACTTTCTTTAATGCCGAAGATAAGCTATGGGTACTTCTTAGAAGGTCAAAGCCTTCGTTGGTCATGTCGTGAACTTCTTTAATGTGATTTTCAAGAGGAAGAGTTATTTTTGTATTGAAAGCATCTTTTTTATTACGCTCCCAATGAGAATACATTGGGCACTTTTTGCACTGCTCTCCATATATTGAACAAGAATCATCCCACTCTGCCGCCGCACACTTCAAACAAGGTCTAGCATAATTACCATAGTTATTTCTTATAATGTTTTTTATCTGATTAGAGATAATAATGTTTAACCAAGGAGCAAGAGGTTTTTGTGGATCATATAGGCTCCATTTTTTATAAATATGAATCCTCAATATTTGCTCAACGTCCTCGAAATCAATCCAAGACAATGCCGCAAGGGTCCACTTGCTCTTGCGCTTGCGAATTTCTTCGTCTACTATAGCTATGCTATTTTCAAAGGATTGTTTTTGGACGGGAGGAGACATTTTTATTTTTGCCTTAGTGTGCCAGCTTCTTGTTTAAATATTTTCATCATCTCTCTGGCAGAGACCTTCTCTACAAATCTTTGTTGACCTTGTAAGAGTTGATCTGGCACAGTGCCAGCAATTTTAGAAAGAGACTCTCTCCTTGGCGCATCAAATTGGATATCGACATCTAGACCACCTTTTAATTCAGGAATTCCGGTAGAGGATTCAGAACTATCTTCCTCATCATCATCTTCAGCGTCTATTTCTTCTTGAGCGCGAACCTTATTTTCTCTTAGCTTCTTGTCTTCCGGCTTTTCTACAATAACACCATAGAACGGAGTGCCACATGTAGAGCAAAATTTTGGTTTTGCTTGTGTATATAAATTAGGACCTCCACATTTAGAGCAGTAAATTTTTTGCATAATTCATTTATTTATTATAGTTTGATAATAGCAAATAAGCAAGTGTAATTGTAGAAGAATGAAGTATTCGTTTAAAAATAACGAAAAGGTTGAATACGTCATCAATTGGGCCAAACCCCCCAGAGGGTGCTATGGCATATGCGATTCGCCAGAGATGGACGATCCAAAGATTATAATTGATCCCAAATTGACGAAACAAAAGACGATCAACATTCTAATACATGAAGTATTACACGCATTCTTCTGGCACGAATCAGAAACAAAAGTGACTAAATGCGCGAATACTTTATCAAGACTTATCCACCAAAGGATGAAACAAAAGTTTAATGAATAATTTCTTTGTATTTAGTGATCTTGTCAACAATAAAGCGAACAATACCACTTCTCAT